TATTAGACGGCAAGGTACCTTTACCGAAGAATGTCAATAAACATAAATTAAGTAATGTTTTAATAAAATTATACAATGTATATAAAAATGATAGATATATTAATAGAGTAGATATATTGATTTACATGATAGAAAATAATATAGATGATTCAGATGAATTATTTGATAGTTTTTGTTCAAAATGCAAATACGTTACACCTATTAATGAAAAAGATACACCTTTACCGTACGAAGAAGCTTTGTCGATAGACGGCAAGGTACCTAAATTTATAAGTGTTGTAGATAATAGGAATGGTAAACCATTTTATTATAAAGAATTTACAAGGAATTTAATTTCAAAAAGTGACATGAATTATATGTTGATTTGTGCAGATAATAATAAATTAGATATACTTTTAAAACATTTTCATGTAAATACTTACGAAATAACGTATTGTATAAAAAATTTATTAAAAAACGGAATATTTTATAATCAAAAAATCAAAAAATATATTGATTATATTTTTATGAAATATTGTTCAATAAACATGACATCTTATAATAAATTATATTTTAATACGATTTATGCAAATCTTTGTAAAACTAATGAAAAATCTTTATTAAATTATTTATTATTTAAAATACATAAATATAAGTGTAAAAATATATTTAATAAATATTTAATAATAAATATAATGAATAATTCAAATAAATATTTAATTCAAATAAATATTTAATTTAAAAAAATGAATAATAGTTTATTAAAAAGGTAATAATATGACTATTAATATTATTACATGTGTTATTCCTTTTAAAAATCGTTTAGCTATTGGAAAAAACAATGATTTATTAATAAAATTAAAAGATGATCAGCATTTTTTCAAGAAAATTACAACTGATAGTTTATCAAGTCTATCAAAATTAAAAAAAAATGTTGTATTAATGGGTAGGAAAACATGGTTTTCTATTCCTCAAGAAAAAAGACCTTTAGAAAACCGTATTAATTTAGTATTAACAAGAGACAATGATTTAATAAAAACAGCACCATACAATAACAATAAAAATGTAGAAAAAGATGTTTATTTTTTAAATTATAAACAATTTTTGCAATTTTATAAAAAATACAATCCAAACGTATTTGTTATAGGTGGAAGTAATGTATATAATATGTTTTTAGAAGACAATGAAACTTTACTAAAAGCTGATAATATATTTTTAACAGAAGTAAAAGATTATAAATTAACAAAAGATCCTGATACATTTATAAATGTACCTGATTATAGGTATAAATTGGTAGGATATTCTCAAAAATATGAAACAGAAAAGTGTAATTATAGAATATTAACTTATAAATTAAATAATCAATTTAAATCTAGTGATGAATTTAGATATTTAGATTTAGCAAAAAAGATATTAAAAAATGGCAAAGAACGTTTAGATCGTACAGGAGTTGGTACTATTTCAACTTTTGTAGAATCATTAAGATTTGATATATCCGATGGAACATTACCATTACTTACAACAAAACGTGTTCCGATAAAAGCATGTATAGAAGAATTGTTATTTTTTTGTCGTGGAGACACAAATACTAAAATCCTTGATGCGCGTGGTGTAAAAATTTGGAATGCTAATTCTTCAAGAGAATTTTTAAATAAACGTGGACTACATCATTATAAAGAAGGTGTGGCTGGTCCAATCTATGGCTGGCAATGGAGATTTTTTGGAGCAAATTATTCACAAGCTTTTGCAGACACGAGTCTTGTGGATACATCAAAAATAGGAGGATTTGATCAACTAGAAGCTGTTGTACATCAATTAAAAACTGATCCATTTAGTAGAAGAATTATTATTTCAGCGTGGAATCCTGTTGATTTAGATAAAATGTGCCTTCCACCGTGCCATTTTTCAATACAATTTTATGTAGAAGAAAAAAATGGTGATAAATATTTATCTGCGCATTTTAATATGAGAAGTACAGATGTATTTTTAGGTTTACCATTTAATATAGCAAGTTATAGTATATTAGTACATATTCTTGCTAAAAAGGTAGGAATGAAAACAAAAGAAATTATTTATACAGGAGGTGATGTACATTTATATAAAAATCATATAGATCAAATAAATGAACAAATAGACAGAACACCTAGACCATTTCCTAAAATCCATTTAAATGATTGTATTAAAAATATGGATTGGAGTTCAATATCATATAATGATTTTGAATTAATCGGATATTTTCCACATAAAAAATTATTTGCTCCAATGGCTGTGTAAAAATTGAATTTTATAATAAAAAAATGAATTTAAATAGAATTTATAGAAAAAGTACGTTATACTACAATCTTAATTATTTTGATATATTATAATTAAGTATTATATTTTTAAAATGAATAATTTTTTTGATTTTCAGAAATACATAAATGAATTGGAAAAACGAGTTAAATACTCACAGTCAGAGGAAGATGAATTTGAAATTCGTTTTGGTGAATTTAAAATCAAAAAGGACTCTTCTGGAAATATAGAGAGAGATGATCGTGGAAGAGTAAAAAGATTTTTTGATTCTACTTTTAAAACTGAATCGTTTTATACATTGAAAAAAATGTTGGATAATCAATCATCTATAAAAAAATATATAAAAAATACAATCGATGAAATTTATAAAATGGATAATGGATTTAATGGAAGAAAAACTATGGATCAGAATGATAATAGCGAACAATATATAAAGAAAAAATCAATTAGCAATTATGATGTATATGATTACAATATGCGTTTTTCGTCATCAAAAGAAATAAAAATAACAAAAGACGAATATGAAATTGGAAAGAATGAAAAAGAATGCATTATAAGAGAAAAAAATAGAACTTGTTATGAATTTTCTTCTGGTAGAATTGATTTAACAATTACTAAACAAATTCAGCAAGGTAATGAAAAAATATTATATGAAGTAGAATTTGAAATCTCAAAAGGTACCTTTAATGATAGACGGCAAGGTAATGATAATAAGATAAATGATATAATGGGAATTATTCTATTTATATTACAAAACAAGCAAAGTAGTTATTTTATCATTTCTGAATATGAAAAGAGAGTTGTTTTAGATTTGTATAAAAAAATGACAGGAAAACCTTACTTTGTAGGAGCTCAACCAGAAACTTTGGCAAAGGATAAAATTATCAATTTGTATAAAAATTTATATTCCGTAACAGATAAAGCAGATGGAGAAAGGTGTTTTATGTTGATTGATAATAATGGTATGGTATTTTTTCTTGACAATAATTTGAAAAACATTATAAAAACTGACCTAAAATCAGAATATAAAATGTGTATTATTGATGGTGAATTGGTAAAGGAAAACCAACAATTTCACTTTTTAGCTTTTGATGTATTAGTAATTAATAATAAGGATATAAGAGGTAATAGTGAATATCATTTAAAGGTGCGTTTAGAACAATTAAATGATATAATGAACAATACTCTTTCTACAAATTTTTACAAAGCTTCAGTTAAACGTTATTATTTTAGAAATGTGTTTATGGCTTCTAAAATTATTTTAGATTCCGTTGATGAAAAATTTTATAAAAATGATGGACTTGTTTTTACACCAATGGATGAACCATATCCGATTGTTAAAAAATGGCCAAGTTTATTAAAATGGAAACCTGATTATTTAAATACGATTGATTTATATGCTGTAAAAATTGGTAGTGGTTTAGAAATGGATACATCTAGATGGGAATTATACGTACAACACAAGGAAAATACAAAAGAAAACAAAAATAAGAATGATTTAAAAAACAAAGCGGTTCTTTTTGATGTTCAAAAATTATGTTATAAACTAGATAATTTATTTATAAAAGGGTACACTTATATGACTGAATTTTCAGATAAATTAGTAGATCCAACAACAAATGAACAATTTCAAACATGTACTGTTTTAGAATGTAGATGGGATAAAAAATTAAACAAGTTTATTCCATTAAGAACTAGATGGGATAAAACTGTAAATCCAGAAAAACATGGCAATTTTAGCACTGTTGCATGTGATATTTGGAATAACATAAATAATCCAGTTGAAAAGGAATTGTTATTTAAATTTAATGTAAATTCAGTAACTGGTGACTTTTTTTTTGAAAGAATGCGACGTTTTCATAACAAGGTAAAGGAATATCTTTATAACAAATATTGTAAAGAAATTCCTAATTTACTTGAACTTTGTTCTGGTAAAGGAGGTGATTTATATAAATGGTTTTATAATGGAATTAAAAACGTTGATGGTTATGATATTTCTGAAAAAAGTATAGAAGAGTGTAAAAAAAGATGTAATAATTTAAAGTCTAAAAATAATTTAAATTATAATTTTTATCATTTGGATTTAACAAGAGATGATGCTTATGAACAAATCTATAAAAATAATGGTAATGGTTTTGATGTAGCTTGTTGCCAATTTGGTATTCATTATTTTTTTAAATCAGAAGAAACATTGAAAAATATTAAAAAAACATTAGATCTCCATTTAAAAGATGGTGGATATTTTATTGTATCTTTTCTAGATAATACAGAAATTGATAATTTGTTTTTAAAATCAAATAATTCTAATATGTGTTATAAAGAACAAGATAATGAAATTTGTTATATTATAGAAAGAGAGTCTACATTATTAGAAACTCCTTTTGGAAATTCACTTAAAATTACATTAAATGGAAATAATGTATTGGGTGATGGTTCAAATGAATGGATCGTTGATTTTCAACATTTTAAAGAATATATGGAAAATAATGGTTTTAAATGTGTCGAGACGGAATTATTTAAAAATATTTTCCCTGAAGAGAAAAATGATTTTTTTGATTGTGAACGTGATATCAGTTTTTTAAATCGTTTTTGTGTATTTAAAAAGGGGGGAGAAAATACAGACAACAATATAAATATAGAAAAAAACACAGCATTTCCAAAAAGAATTGTTAAAGATTTAAAAAACACGGAATTTAATTTTCAAACAATTGACTTGTATCAAAAAGATATTTCTGTTTTTAAAGTATCATCACTTTATGATATTGTAGATGTAGTAAATTGTATAGAATACAAATACTATAAAAACATAATAGAAAATAATGTATTACAATCTGATTTTTATATTATTCAAAAATGTTTTGATGATTTATCTATTCTATACAAACCAGTTTATATTTCTGATCCATTAGATTTTTCACAATATACATTAGAAAAAAATGTAATTTACTTTACATATCATAAACATACTATCGAAAAACAAAATGAACAACAAAATGAAGAAATTATAGAATATGATAACTGGTATATTATCATGTATAAAGATGCTCTTCTCTTTAATAATTTAATTATTAAAAGTGAAAATATCCAAGAAAATATCCAAGAAAATATTCAAGAAAGTATCCAAGAAAGTATCCAAGAAAGTATCCAAGAAAATATTCAAGAAAATATCCAAGAAAATATTCAAGAAAGTATCCAAGAAAATATCCAAGAAAATATTCAAGAAAATATTCAAGAAAGTATCCAAGAAAGTATCCAAGAAAGTATCCAAGAAAATATCCAAGAAAATATTCAAGAAAGTATCCAAGAAAATATTCAAGAAAATGTTGTAAAAGATGAAAATACAGAAAAGGACATAGTAAGAAATGAATATAATAATATGAAAAATGGAGATAAAAAGATCACATTAAAAAAATTAAAGGAGTTTTCACAAAGATTATCATTAAAAACTACTGGTAAAAAGGAGGAATTGGAAAAACGTTTAGAAATGCATTTGAAAAATACATTTTTTTAATAAAAAAAATGAAAATGATTTAAAAATGGTTTTTATTAAGTAATAATGCTGTTTTTGTTGCATAAAAATAATAAAAAAGATAAAGGTAATAAAGGTACCTTTACCGACGATGTCGATAGACGGCAAGGTACCTTTACCGACGATGTCGATAGACGGCAAGGTACCTTTACCGAAGGTATTTCTTTTAAAATAAATATAAATAATTCAGATACTCCATCTTTACCAAATGAGAAATACGGATATACTCAATATTTGAATACTTGTAGAAATAAAATAGATAATATAGATCCAGATGTATGGAAAAAAGTTAGATGGTATATTAATGTGTATGATTTTCAAGTAAAGGATCCTATTGTCAATAGAGCTTTTTATAAATATTGGGAAATTATTAATGAATTTGAAATTTTTGAAGATTACACAGAAGACGATATTATTTTACATTGTGCTGAAGCACCTGGTGGCTTTATTCAAGGATCTAATATTTATTTACAAATTGATCGTTCTGTAAAAAGTACAAATGTATCTAAGCCAGATATCGATGAAGATGGTTTCATTACTGTTAAAAGGCGTAAGTTTGTAAAAAATAATTATAAAATCTATACTATTTCTTTAAATAAGGATTTACCACAATATAAAAATTATAATCTTCCGACTTATAATAAAAATATTATGAATAAACATCTTTATATTACATATGGTAAAGATAATACTGGAGATATTAATAATTTTCATAATATTGACAATATTAAATTGATTTCTAAAGGACCATTTTATTTAGTAACAGCTGATGGAGGTTTTGATGAAGGAAATGATTTTAATCATAAAGAACAGCTTCATTATAATCTTATTTTAAGTGAAATTTATTCTGCTATTTGTTTACAAAAAACAAATGGTCATTTTATTTTAAAAATGTTTGATATTTTAACTGATACAAGTATTCATTTAATTTACTTTTTATCATTATGTTATAAAGAGGTTTATATATATAAACCAAAAACAAGTAGGCCAACTAATTCTGAAAAATATATAATTTGTAAATATTTTAATGTATCTATTGAAAACAAAGAAAGATTTTTGAATCAATTAAAACATCTTTCAAATAGTATAAAACTATATTCTTCCAAATTTATCTCATTTACTTTATTTGAATCAATTCCT